TTGCGCCCTCTTGCCAAGTTTTGTGCTCGTAATTTCCACCACCCAAAGACGTCCAGCGCTCGCCAAATCCATCCACGTCCCATGAGTAAGAGTTGCGCGCGTGTAGCTCTATGTTTTCGGCGTCAATCCGCACCTTTCCGTTTGGCAGTATTTCCAAATATGTTGCCCCGTCGTCGGTTCGTAGTTGTGCGCCCACTGTATCAACGCTAAAAGCTCGCGGCTGTGAGCGAACCCCAGCAAAAACAAACCCGTCGCTCAAGTCGTGCATGCGTAGCTCTGCCTGTCCTTTTATGCCGCCCTGTTGCCACCATGAATCAATGCAACGGCTGGCAAATATCACCAAGCACTCGTCGCCCGGCTTAATGGGAAAGGTCAGCGTCAGGCCACCGCCTCCGGGAAAAAACACCGGGCAATCTTGCAATAAAGGCATTTTTACCTCTTTACTTGTGCCATCTTGTTGGCGTACTATGCCGTTAACGGTAGGCTGTGCCTCGCACGTCATGGCCGAGGGGTTAAAGCTTTGGATAATGCAAGGTAATGCCGTCCAAATCTGTGCTTGCTTGCCGTCCATGGCAAGCCGCATCATTTCCTCCGGGTCGTAATAGCGCTCGCGTCTATCCATTTTTTAGGAGCCAATCATGAGAAAAATATTGTTAATAATGTGTTTTGTTTTGCCCGTGCCGGCTGTCGCACAAGTCGAAAGCGCAAGCCTTGCTTATGTCATGTCGTCATATGGCAATCGCATGAAGCCCGGCGACGAGGTGCTTGAAACTGGAATTGACCGGCTTGTTTACTACAACAAGCCTTGCAAGTTGCCAATCGTCGGTGCTGAGCACTTGCGTTACTTTGTCGAGCGCCCAAGTGCAAGCGCCAGCCGCTTAGAGGGCTGTGCTGGATTGACCGCTACGGGAAAAGTTAAAACGCTAGTAATTCGCGGGGAGTTTGAGGATTGGCAAGTTTGGCCAAAATCCTTATTTTTCCGAGGAAAAGTAAAAAGCGACGGCACCGCGGAATATATCGAGCCGTTACGCTAGCCGTATTTTTTAATGCTGTTAACGTACTCTTGGCCAATTGGAAATTGCGGAGCAAATAACGGCGTAACCGTTGCGTCAATTGCTAAGCAAATTAAGCTTGAATACCAATCATTGCCTCGCGTGTCGCCGCTATGGTCGGCAATCATGACGTAATAAAGACCGTCGTTGTTTGTCTTGGCCTGTATTGAAACCGTTTCATTTACCGCACCTTGACCAAGCGCCAAGTCGTAGCGTAGGCGGTTAATGCTTTCGTTATCAAGTTTTACCGCTTGACCAATCTTAATGTTTGGGTTTAGCAGAGTTTTTAACTTGATGCCGTTTTGCGTTTGCTCAGGTAAGCCAATCATTCCGGTTGCCGCTGTAATTACCGGAATTTCGCCGGGCACGTATGCGGTAATCGGTATCATGTTTAGCTTGCCGTCTTGTATGCTCCAACTTGATTGCGTATTTTTGGCAATCTCTCGCATTTTGTCGCGGCTCATTCCGTAAACCGCTTTACCTCTCGGCAAAGGTGAGCCGGGCAACTCAGGAATGTAGCCACCACTTACGCTGTAATTGCCCATATCTTGCAATACTGCCTCCACCGCATTTTTAGGTGTTGAGCCAGCCGCTAGAGAAAATACACTCATAGCATAGTTGTAAGCGCTGTCGCCGTCTGCCGCTGTAATGTCAATATAAGTGTCGGTTTGCGTTTCACGTCCACGTCGCACCTGTTTAATTTGACCGTCAAAAATTATGCCAAAGTTTCCGTCATAGCCGGCTTGCAATACAACGCGGGTAAATTCCTGCTGTATTGCTTGCGCGGTCTGATCGCTTACGTTGTAAACTCGAATGTCGGCACTGTTCGGCGTTTGTATGTCACCGCGTCGCACTGAAAATTTAAAGCGCAACTCTGATAAATCAATAGCGCCTCTGCTTGCCTCATTTTGGCCAACAATCAAGCTTGCCTTGCGAATGTATTGCGCTACGCTCATTTAGTCAGTTACCCAATATAAAAAGGCCTCAGTGCCTAAGTTTAAAAAAGTTGGCGGTGCGTTAGGATCGTTAACTGTCTGCACCCACATGCGACCACCAAAACCCAAATGTGCATATTGCTCAATCAGATTGGTGCCAGTAACAAGCGGGATGCCGTTAACGATTGGCGCGCTGTTAATGTCGGAAACATCAATAAACCACCCGCCCTCGTCAACGTCGCGGTAAGTCAGCAATATGTTGTAATCTATCCCGCTGAGTTGCACCGTAAACAATTGCGGTATTGGTGTTAACGGTATCTCAAAGAATTTTGCCATTTACCAACCTCCACTCGCGCCATTGCCTCGAAAAGTACCGCCGCCGGCTCTAATTGGCGGCACGGCACCACCGGGCGACGGGGTGCGCGTTTTGGTTTGCTTTACACCTGTTTTTTGCACTTCGGCAGTTTTGGCCGGCTCAGCTTGTTGCTCGCGTGGTGGCAACGTGGTTGCCTGCGTGTTTACAATAATGATTTGTTTGCACGTAGCCATTACCATTAGCGCATTGCTAGTTTTGTTGTCAGTGTCCACGCGCAAGCCTTGGATAAGCATGTTTGTGTATTGGCGCTTGTTTGTTGTTATATCAAACGGCTTTCGGCTTTCCTGTAAGGCAAGCAATTGACTATACACTCCGCTTACATAATCCGCGGCGCTTAAACCTCCACCTGAGAACAAAGCCTCAACGGAGCCGTTTAATGATTTTAAACCGCTATTCGTCCAGCCGCACCGAATCACCACCTCACTTGGCCGTTTAAAACTATGGTCGGTAATGTCGGCGCCTTGCTCTACTGGGTGGTCTGTGGTCTGCAATGCGTCGGTGTAAACCTCCTCAATGCTGGCCATAATTTCAATGTCACCAATGGCGCTTTTGGGCGATATTTGCAAAAAGTCTAAGAGTGCCATGTTAGTTATACGCCACTTGTAAGTTTCGAGTTAATGATGCATTGACGCGCTCTTGCTCGCCTGCCACTGCGCGGCCTGTTGCCATGGCGTCGCCGCCTGCAACGTTAATGTTTGTGGTTTGGGCTATCTGCACCGCTGTATTGGCACGCTTTAAAGCCTCAGCCTCTTGCTGAGCTGGTCGCTCGTAGTGCCTTGATACAATAGAGCCGGCTTGCTGTGCGTTAGTTGATGCGCGCAACAAATTGCCGGCTTTTTGCTCTGCTCCCTGCGTTAGCTCATAGTTAACAAAAGCAAGTTGCTCTTGCATGCTTGAGTTTCTAATGTCTTTGCCTGCCCACTTTTTAAAGTTGGCTTGGCGGTCAGGGTGCCACTGTGCAATCCCGTAAGCTTTGCCGCCGTCACCCACTGCACTTGGGTTCATTGAGCTTTCATGTTGCAAGTTGGCCACAATTCCAGCCGCTTGTTCTTTTGTCCAGCCCATGCCCATAAAAAAGTTAACCGGGTCAAGCGCACTGCCGGGCTTTTTAATTTTCCCACTTTGCGCTTGCGAGCCTCCAAAGCTACCGCTTGCACCGCTTGCGGGGTCGTTGCCTCTAATCTTGCTATTGATCCACTCGCCAATTTTCCAACCAACAACGCCAGCGGCCGCAATTGCCAAAATTGGTGCTGATAGAGCGCCAAATGCTGAGGCAAGCGCCCAAATTCCGGAAATAACCGCAGGGCCGCCCAGCATTGAGAAAACGCCAAACAATAAAATTAATTTAGTGCTCCAACCGTCGGTTGCTTTGTCGAGCGCCATAAATTTATCAATCACCCACTTAATTGCCGGTGCCAACATTTCTGCCACATTTAGCACCGTCACCAATACGTCGGCAACGCGCTTGGCAATCACTGGCATATTCTCGCGCACCCATGTGTTAACTTGCTCCATGCTCATGCCCAGCTTTTCGAGCAATGCCTTTTGCACCTCAACCGCAAAAATCATGAGTTGCGTTTGTAGCTCTCGCAACCCGACCATAAACTTATGGCTGGCCTCGGCGGCCTTGTCAAAGCCACTGTCTTTTAATAGTGCTCGTTGCTTTTCAACTTCGCGCGCAAAGTCGCCATTTAGCATGGCGCGCAACATATCCTCACTAATTCCGAACATGTCACCGTATTGCTTGGCCATGTAATATGGCTTGCTCTGCATGGCTTTGCCTAAGTCAACCATAATGTCGGTTGTGTCGCGGAGCTTGCCGTTTACGTCGCGGGTATCAACTCCTAACGCCTTTAAAAACCCCTCACTGCCCGGAGTTTCGCGCATGAAGCGCGCTAGGCTTTGCACGCTTTGCAATGCCTCCTCTGATTGTGCACCAAAGTTAGCCGCGGCATTGCCAAAGGCTTGCAAGTTTTTAGCGCTGGCGCCGGTCTTGATCGCGGCAAAATACATGCGCTCAAGATTTGTGGCAAAAGCCGCAACGCCTGCGCCAATAGTTAAAGCGGCGCCTTGTATTGCGGCAACCAACTTAACAACGTTTTTTGTCGCACCTGTTACGCCGTCAGTAAATTTCTTTAAGCTGGCCTCGTCCTTTTGAAAGCCTAGCTTTACTAAAAATTCTTTAATAACTGTGGTGTCAGACATTGCTATTTTTCCGTTCTATATATTGCCTTGCTATTACTTCGTTGTCTGCCTTTACGGCTAAAGCGTCATTCATCAAACCAATGTCGCAAAGGTCAAGCGTTCCGTCTTTTAGGCTTTCGTAATTGCAAAGCCCTGCTATGACGGGAGCCAGCAACCAATCCTCACCGCTAGGCAAGGATTGCCACGTTATGCCTCCAAATTCGCTGTGCCCGCTTGGCTCATAAGCAGGCCTTGAATAAAAGGGCCTAAACTATCCTGCACGACCTTGATAACAATTTGCATCATCACACCCAAGTCCATGTCATCAAACATGCAAGCGTTGGCGCCTTTATTCCAAACCGCCGCCCAATTTCCGTTGCTCTTTCGGCTAACAACCGCCAAGCACGTTGCAACAATGTACTCGCTATCTTCGTCGCTCATGCCAGCCAATCCCTCAGCAAATGGGCCTAGCAATTCGCTAAATGCGCCCAAGTCCTCGGTTAGTTTCTTGTCTTGCGATAAGCGTACGAAAATTGGGATAAGCGTTGGCACAATGGGCGCAATCTTGCGGCTTACGTGAAACTGCTTAAATGCGTCCATTTTCCCAGCGCGGTAATCGTTGCCGTTTAACTCAAATTCAACCATGCCTTACTCCCTTAAAACGTGCCCAAAATTGTGTCAATCTTGATTGCATCCCAAACCCACTCAACAATATCGCCGTCTTTGCGGTAGTTTAGGTCGGGCTTTTTCTTAAATGCGCACTCGCGGCCAACTGTTACGTCGCCGCTCTTGCTGTTTGTCACCGTGATAACGTTTTGACCGTGCAATTGGCTTGCAATAGTCTGCGCGTCATACATAGCCATAAGCTTTGCATTTTGCGGTGAGGTCTTAAGCAATCTAACCGTGATTTGTCCTGATTTGTCAGCGTGCAAGCTATGCATGCCCTCGCCGTCCGCGCCAATCATCATGGTATTTTTATCGCCAGCCATAGCAACGCTAATGCCCTCCTCGCTGTTGCCTGAGCCATAACCAAGGTCAATCACGCCAGTTGGGCCAACAAGCGTGGCGTTTACGTCTATAAATGAATATGTAGCCATTTTCTAATCCTTAGCGGTTAACGTTAATAATGCAATCAACAAAGTGCACCGCACCCGCTAATTTGATTGCGCATTGAATTACCGGCGCCTTGCGTGCCTCGCGGTCGGCTTGTGATTGCGTCGCAACCGCTGGGGCGTAAGTGTAGTAACCCGTGCTCAATGTGTCGCCTTGGTTAAGCGAACCAAAGCCCGGAGCATTCCAAACACCAGGAGCCACTAAACCGTTGACTACTGCTTGCTCTAATCGCTGGTTGATTGTGGTCAAGATTTGATTAACGCCCGCATCTGTTTGCGGCACTTTTGTTGGGCTTGTGTATAACAAATTCCACACCGCCGTTTGTACGTCGTTTTGCAACCAATCAGTGCCGTGCACCTCGTCAAAGAAAAATCCGTTGACCATAACGCCCTCTTGAATAATTGAGGTGTCATTGTTATAGCGCACAAATACGTTGCAATTTTTATCGCGCAATGTTGCGGCTTGGCTTGATGTTAAATTTTCTGCGGCAACGCCCGGCTCTTGCTTAAACTTGATTGTTAACGTTGTGTTGCTACCGTCAAAATTAACGGTAAACGCACGGCCAAAGATTGAAGCCGCGGCGTGAGCATTTGAGCTTGAATACTGCACAAATGTGCGCTTGTAGCCTAGCGCTTTTAATTGGCTGGCAATGTCGTTTGTCACAACGCTGTCAAGCACTGCTGTTGCTTGTGTTGTAACGCCGTAAATGCGCGCCAAACCTGAACCCTCAATAAATGCGGCTACTTCCAGCACTTCGTCGGTTGTTGCAATTGGATTGCTGGCCACATAAAGGCCGTACCAATCACTTGACATATTGGCAAGCACTTGCACTGCATCCACTAAGGCCTCGGCAACAACACCGTCCACTCGGTAGCCCTCGTCGTCTGAGCCAATACGGAAAGCATTAGTAATGTCTGTGCCGCTTGCTGGGGCGCTGGCAAAGCTTACGCTTGAGCTTGCGCCTGTCGTTGCGCTAGTAATCACAAAGCGCGCGTTTGAGGCATCCCACACCACGGTTGCGTCTGCAATAGCCGCGTCAAGGATTGCCGCCACTGCGTTAAGGTTAGCCGCTCCGCTAAAGTCCAAGGCGCTAAGTACTTGCTCAGTACCACCGTCAACGGTAATTTTTGCACCGCCGGCAGTGATTGCCGTGAAGTTAGCAAGCGCTTGTTGCGCTGTTGATAGCACGCCGCCACGTAGTAGGCCGGCCGTTGCTGATTGTGCCCACTTGCCAACATAACAAACGCTTGGCTGTGGTGATTGCCCGTAATAAAGCGACGCCGCTTTATACTCAGGCGCATTAGTGCCGAAGTCCTCCGCGATTGCGTCAAGATTGGTGTATAAGCGCAAGCGCTCGGTTGTATCAATAACGTCGCTATCGCCCAAAATCAGCAATGAGCCAAAATTGCGGGTTTGCGCGGCCAATGGCGTAAGCACCACTTGCACGTTAACAATATCGCTTATTGGTAAGCCTAATGTTGTCATTTCTATAACTCCGATGGTTAGTTTGTAATAATTCCAATCTCATCAGAGATAAGAATTGGGTCTGCTGTAAGAATGTTAAGCACGCCGTACTCGCGCACAATTTGACGGCTAAAAAATAACGGCAAGTCGTAGCGCTTGATCCATTGCTGGTTAACCAACTCCGGCACCGCTTGAATTTCGCCCACGTTAGTTAGGCCAATGCTTGCCAGCGCCAGCACCTCCAAGTTTTGCGGCATTTGTATGCCGTCGCGCATGGTCGCCGCGTTGCGTTTGCTGTTTGGCCCGTAAAACGTGCAAAGCACATTGATAAACTCGTGCCGCTTTAGCGTGTCCTTGCCATCACCCGCACCGCTGTGCTGTATGTGCGGGGTCGCGTCCGGCGTCTGCGCTGTAATGCCAATCGCGCACCAATCTGTTGTTGGTTCGGGTTGTTTGGGGTTTCCGGGTTGCCAGCGCGGCCGCACCAAATTGCCAGCCAGCCCGGTAATACCAACCACGGCCTTTTGAAATTCTGCGTCTAAGTCGTCACCCTCAAGCGGAGGCGATACAACGGCCGGCGATAAATATCCGCCGGTTGCTGATGTGTTAGCCATGTGTTACCCCGCCAATGGTTTAAGTGCGCAAATTGCCGAAATAAAGCCGCGGCCAAAATGTGCGTAGTTATCAATCTTTTCAACGGTGTAGCGCTTGCCCTGCCAAAGTATCTCGTCAGCGGTCAAGCCGTCTGCTCCGTCCTGCAATCTGAAAGCCGTATGCACTGCAATCAGGCCTTTAATAAACTCTCCGTCGGGCTCGCGGTTAAGCTCAAAGCCGGAGGCGCTTGTTACCACGGCGCTGAATGTGTGGGCTGTTTCGGCGTTGGTAGCCATGCCATTGTCGCCAACTGTTTGCGCCCGGCGGTAGCAAGTAAGCCCGGCATCCATAAAATCCGGGTCGCTGAGCACTTCGCTAACATCTAGTAATGCCATTGCATACCCCAAAATAAAAAAGCCCCGTATAGGGGCTTTGTGTTTGTTTGTTAACCTATGAGTTAACTATTTGTTGCGTACCACGTAGTTAATGCTGTTACGAAGTTGGACGGTGTCTATCAGCGGCCTTGCGTTGTCATTGTTTGGCGCGTTACCCTCAGCCCGGCTTTTAAGCTCGTCCTTGGCACCTTTGCGGCCTTTTGCGGCGCGTACCCTCAATGTTGCCTCGCTCAACGGCTCAAACTCGCCGCTGTTGATCTTACGCTTTACGCTGTCGCGGGCAATCATGCCGGCCGCCTCAAGCTCGTCGTCGCTCTTGCGTCGCTGGTTTCCTAGCGCCGCCTTGGCCGCCTTGTTTAAGCGTTGCTCTATGCGCTCTTGCGCGTCAGCCACGCCGGGCACTAAAAACTGCCTTGCCGGTATATTGCGCGCCGGGCTCCCATTTTCGTGGATATAACCCAGCGTTGCGTTGTTTATCGGGCCGCTGTACTCGTCTTGGTTGCGCTCTGCCGTTGTGTCAGGTATGCCAACAAGCACGTCCTTTTTAACCAAGTTGTTAATGCTCCGTACCACGTCGGCCAATATATCCTTGGTGACGGTTAAGCCTTTCATGGCGCGCCCTTTACGTTGTCTAGCTCGTCGTTTTTGAGCCAAGGGAAAGCGCCCACAAAAAGCTCCGGCCGCGTCAGCACAAACCAAAACAAGCGCAAGCGGTTAATGCGGTTGCTGGTATCAGCCGGCGCCCGCAATCCTTTGCCCAGCATTACCAGCACCCATGCGCCAAAAAGCGTAACCAATACGCCGGCCAAGCATAGCGCTGTCAATAATGCTGTAAGCATGTTGTTGTCCTTATAGTTGCACGCCTCCGGCGCCAACCATTTGCAATAAATTCCAGTATTGAATACCGTAAGTTGTCATATTCCAAAAGCCCGCGTCCTCATACGATACTCTGCTCGTGTCGTAGCTTACGCTTACTTTATCAACGGATTTTGATGTTTGTTGACCTTGCACCGCTCCGGGTATTCCACCCGCCGCGGAGGTCTTTTTATCTCTTGCTTGAATTGCCAAATGGTGAGCTGTAAAAAGCTCAAGCCCTTGGTCTAATAGGTCATACCACCTGTCGGCACGCAAAAGCTTGCCGCCCACGCCGAGCCAAAACGTAACTTGCGCGTCCGGGTAGTCGGTTGTATTGGCAAACTCCGGGAAATCTTGCCGAAAGGTGGAAATGTCCATTTTTTAATGCCTTACTCTGTTGCGTTTAAGATTGCGTCACGGTCGGCGGCTTTGATTGCTGGCAAGCCTGCCTCTTTTAACGTCGCGTTAATCGTGTCAACGTTTGGCACCGGTTTTTCCTCCGTTACCAATCCTTTAACAATAGCCTCAGTTTCAGCGGCTACCTCGTCGGCTGTTTTCTCATTGTCTGCCTGTGTTTCGGCTTTTTCAATGAAATGTTGCACCCAAGGGTGATTTGCCACGTCGTCGCTTACTTCGTGCTTGCCGACCGGGTAGTGCGTAATTACTGCGTCAACGTTAAGGTTAAACGCTGTTACAACTTGAATTGTAGCCATGCCGTACTCCCTTAAATGTTATCGCGGTAGCCGATTGTTTCAGGATAAACAAACTCAACCACACCTAAGCGGCCAAAGTATGTCGTCAACTGGCGCAAGTCGCGGTATTCCAGCGGTGTACGTTGTAGCGGCACCAATGGGAAACGCACCTTGTCCTCGTCCGGCGTGTAAGCAACCATGCGGTTTGTGTTGCTTGTGCCGCGGCTTGTCAGCCATTTAACCGGCTGAATGTCTAACGGACGGCCGTTAATGGAGTTTGACAAGCTGTTTTGTTTCAAAAACTCAAGGATTGAGATATTGCCAGCGCTTGAAACCAGCTTGCTTACTAAGCGGCTGTAATTTACCGGGTCAATCAGCAATTTGCTTGGGCATACCGCATAAGCTGAGGCTGTCCAAACTGAGTTAAGCAACTCGTTAACGTCTGCCAAAATTTGGTCAGCCGTCGCGCTTGACCATGTGCCTGTTGTCGCGTTGGCTACGTTAGTAACCAGTGTTGAGTTAACCAAGCCGGTAAAGCCAAGCGCTGTGTCACCAATATACACCTGCTCGTCAATATCCATTTGGTATTTTAACTGCATACCGGCAAATTTTTGCTGATCCACTGGACGGCCAAGTTTTTGCGCACTTTCCAACTCCGGCAAAGTCCAGCCCAATTGCATTGCCCACAATGGCAATGGGTTTGAGGTCTTGCCAATATCCAGCGAAATGCCAGTAATTGCGTTTGAATCTTTGCCAACCCATGCCTTACCTGAGCCTTGCACACCCGGAGCGGCCGCAAAGCTTGAGTTAGTGAATGAGCTAAACTCGTCAGCAATGCTTACGTCCTCACGCAAAGCAATGTCACGCGACCAAGAAACGGTCGCAAGCGGCATGTGTAGTTTTTGGTCTAAGCGTTCAAGCTCGCCAATCAGGAAAACGCCGGCACTGTCAATCGTGCGAGCGTCAAATGTCATAAGCGCGTCGCGGGTTGCGTGCGCAATAATGCGGTTCGGTTTCATGTGTTACCCCTTATTAAATGTTGTAGGCAATTTCAACGTTGCCGTTAGCGTCAGCGGCACCCGCGAAAGTTGCGCCTGTAAGCTCAACGGTGTTTGTTGTGTCGCTTGCCGCCTCAAAGCCGCCAATTGGCTTGCCTGCCGATGCATTGGCAACGCGGATATAAACCTTGCCGCCAACTGCCGGCGTGCCAGCGTTGTTTTTAACGTTGATATAGCCTGAGCGCAAAACGTTAGCAATGCCACTTGTCTGCGGCACTGAGGTGCCCAGCGGGTCGCTTGCGTTTGCTCCTGTCACTGGGTAAGGGCGCACTAAAATGCCGTAAGAATCTGCGGCTGTTTCTGAGCCTGCAAACGGCACGAACTTGCCGGAGGCGATTTTGCCAACTAGGCCAAAAGCTGAGAAAGGCAATGATGCATTAAGCACCTGCGCCTCAATCTTGGCTTGTGATTGGCGAGTTACGTCGCCGGGGATGCCGTAAGGCATGCGTGTTAGAAAAGCTACCATGATGAATTTTCCTTTATGTTAGCGGCCGGTTTGCTTGGCCCAAAATTCCCGATTACGGGCGTTTATATCGGTTGGGCTTGTCGCTTTACCGAAATCCGTTGTTTTCGCGGCTGTGTTGCGGGTGCCGCGTGCGTTGTTGGTTGCGCGCATCAATTCAGCCGCGCCGGTAAATACGCTGTTGAGTGCGTCGCCGGTTAACTGTTTTATGTTGCGTTTCATTAAAAACGGGTCAATGGCTTTTTTGCCGTCTGCTGTCGCGTATGCGGTAGCCAATGCCTTGCGTTGCAATGTCGCAATCGCTTTGCCTGTTTTTGCCGCGTCGCCCGTTGGCATTTGGATGCCCGGCGCTAAAATCTCAGCGCGTGCAATCACTGCTTTCAAGCTGTCGCCTGTCAGAACTTGGCCCTTAGCCTCGCCGTTGGTTTCCGCTGTTTCGGCCTCAAGCACGTCGTCGGTGGTTTCCTCCTCCTCAGCCTCGGCCTCCTCGTTTTCAGCGTCAAGGCTGGTTTCGTGCTCCTCCTCCTCCATTGGCACCAACTTGGCCAGCACTGCCTCAATGCGTGCTAAGCGCTCGTTAATGTCGCCCTCGTCGTAAGTCGGCTTTTCCTCAGCCTCAAGCTCGCCTTTACCGGCCGGCTCTTGGTTTTCCATTTCGTCCTCGTCGGCGGTTTCTTTTTCCAGCTTTTCAGCCTCAACCTCGGTGTCTAAAAACTTTTTAAGCTTGTCAATAAAGCTTAACTTTCCTTTTGGTTTCTGTTTCATCTCTAAATCCTTATCTTGAATTGAACAACGCGGGCCAGCGCGGCCACGCTCTACAAGCGCCACATGATTGCCAACAATGTTTAACTGGCGCCCTTTGCCGGGTGCCACTTGCTCATAATCGGCCTCATAGCCGCACGAAACCTCTCGAAGCCCCGCGCGTACTGCCTCAATCGCTTGCTGGTCGGTTACTAACAAATCAGCAAGCAAAAGGTCGTCCTCAATACCGGCGCCGCGGCGCACGTTTTGAGTTACCCCAACGGCTAACTCTTTCCAGTTTTCCGGGTTAACGAAAGTGTCGGGGTGGTCAATCGTTACCGGCTTGCCCTCAAAGCTCGCCAGCGTTTCATCTTTAAATACTTCATCAGGGGCGCGCTCAATCTGCAAAAGACCATCAGCGTCGCCCTCTAGCGGGATTTCTTTGTCGCTATACATTTGATTGCCAATGCGAGCAATGGGCACGCTCTCGCATAGCAAAAAGCCCTCAGGCGTCATGCTTTGCTTGGGGCCTAGTTGCTCAACCGTCAAAAATCCCATGCGGTCGTTTGTTTTGGTTTTCATGGTCTAGTCCAATAAAAAACCCGCCGGAGCGGGTTGTGTGTGTTGCGTCGTGCATGTGTTAATCAGGCAATAAAACTTGCGCCCAGCAACGGCAATTTGGGAAACAACCAGCGTGTCCGGTCATGCCGTCAAGCGTTGGCGGGTCGCTCCATTTCACAATCTTGCCTTGCATTTCTTTGTGACTTTGGCGCACGTCGCCGTCGCGGCTGGTCTGCCAAATATAGCCGTCACTGCCAACGTGCTTGGCCCTCGCCTCGGTCAATACTGAGCCAGTGCGGGCAACCTCAGTGCGTGCAATCAACATAGCCTTGCTTTTACTGACTTCGCCACTCCGCAAAATCTCTTTAGCGATTTGGTTTGCGCGGGTGCTGTCCTCCAACCCTTTGAGCGTCAAATCATGAACGCGCTGTGCGGCGTCAATTGGCATGCTTTTAATGAGCGTCACTTGCTCGCTTAATAGTGCTCGCATAACATCGCCAGCCGGGGCCAGCATAATGTCGCGCATAATCCCCTTGCTTATTTCGCCGCCAAGCGCACGCCATGCGTTTATATCGCGCGCGTTTACTTCGGTTAGCATGTCAGTTGCAACCTTGGTCGCCCATGGCGTTAGCGCCTCACCGTAGCGCCTCAGCATGTCGTTTAACGTGTTGGCCTCGTTTAAGTCTTTTGGCTGGTAGCCGGTAATAATTTGGCCAATCTGCTTGGCAAGTCGGCTAAGTTGCTGGGCGTATATCCTCTCGGCTCGCCTCGCTTGTACCGGGTTTCGGGTTTGTTTCATTATCTAAGTCCTCGCCCTCATTACCTACCTCGTTAAAGTCGGGCGGCGGCTCATTCTCAGCCTCTTTAATGTCCTCGTCGGTAATATTGCTAAACACGCCTGTTACTGCGCTGGATTGTCGCAACTCTTTGAGCGCTGTGTGTCTGTCAATTAAGCCGCTGTCGCTGGCCTTAGTTACCGCGTCAGTTACCGAGTTGGCAATCGTTGCTTTTTCCGTATCGCTCACTTGCCACAACGGATTAAACTCAATCGCCATGTTGGCTGGCGGGGCCTCGCCAAATGTTGATCTGTAAAGAACGTTGTAAATAGTTTCGACGGCTGAGCGCAATTTACGCTCTTGCTGTTGCTTAATGCTGTCGTAGTAATTGCGCAAGTCGCTTTCACCGGTAGCATTTAAGCCGGCAGGGCTTTGTCCAAACAAGCGCACAAGCGGAATATCAATGGCGCCGCTTAGTTGCTGGCCAAACTGTAAAAGCACGTCGTTTAATCCAGCAAAGCTATAACTGTGCGTCTCAAAGGTGTCCTCGGCGTCCATAAGGGTCATGCCCTCATTAGTTTGGAATTGCCGGATTGCATCAATTTGAGCAATCAGACCATCAAACGCCTTGCCACCCGCGCCGATAATTTGGCGTAAGCCTTTCACTTTGTAAGTGCGTAAGTGCGCTTTGTAAACTAATTGCGCCGCGCCCTCTGTGGTGCTGTCAAATGCAACCAGCCTATCCCATAAGCGCTCAAGCACTGATTGGCCCCACCCGTTCTCAGCAATGCGTTGCCAGTACGGTAACTCTACCCCGTCAAGGCGCAACACTCGGCTGTAATGTATGTTTTGATTAACTAGCGCCTGAGCGTCAGCCAGTATTTTGTAATACTTAGGCTTGCCCAAGTCCGGGCCGTAATCTGTCACCAAGTCCTCAAGGGTTGGTTGAATCATCCAGCGGTCAAGCACTAACAAGCCCTTGAATTGGTCTTTTTGTATGGTGTCTTTGCGTAGCGGGGTGCTAGGGTTTTGGCCGTCAATCAGCATTACCGCAATAGCGCCGCCGTAAAGCCTTGACCATTTAACGGTATCGTTGACCGCATCCCATAGCTTGAGCTTGCCCGCGGCCCTTTCCAATTGCTCTAACTGGTCAGGCTTAATGTCGCATTGCACGCTTACACCCTCGCGCGTCATGTCGTCCGCGAAAGCGTCAACGCTCTTGCCTGCAATCCAGCTTGAGCGATAAGCAAACTCAAGTTGTATGCGGTTGCGGCTGATTGGGCTAAAGCCGTATTGGCTGGCACTGTTTTGGTTTTGCGTACCCAAGCCAACCCGCGCAAGCAGATTTTGGAAACTATCGGCCACCTTGGCCGCAATAGTTTTGCCGCCTGCGTCGGTTGTTTGAGTGCTCATTTAAAAGTCCTTGTTTATCTATTTTTTGAGCTTTTCTCTCAAAGCTCTTACTTCACTTAAAGCAGTTTGCAATAACTCGCCTTTGGTCATGTCGTCGTCAAACGCCCCGGTAGCAACAAGGCTTTCGTCCTCCTCGCCTTTCGGGTTGTAAAACTCCTCGTCGCTAACTTCCGGCGTTTTAAAGTTTGGGTCTTTTGGGATTGGTAACATTACTTTACTTTCTCAAAAAGCCAGTCAACATGAGCCTCTAATTGCTCCGGCAACGTGCCGCGTTTGTAATCCGGGTCTGTCACCATTGCGGCAAGCTCCGCGTCAAATTCATTTATGTTGGTTGTCGCATACTCGCTTATGTTTTGCCTTATCCACTCACGGCGTTTGCTTTTGTCCGGCAAAACTTCATCCATTACCTTAACTAAGCGCTCGGTTGACCTGACGTTTTCACGTAAGCCGAGCGCGTGCGCTAATTCGTGCACAATGGTTGCGCGTGTTTGGTCTTTCGCAGACGCAGAAATTGACCAGCGAGCTTGCCCTGCCGCCATTCTTGCGTCATTACGTTGCGCTTGCTCCTCGTTAAACGAGCCGCGCTTAGACGGGCTTATAGAAAAATAGCCCTCATTGCCAGCGCCACCAAATCCACCGCCCCAAGCGTGCCCGTTGGCCTTGCCTGTTGAGCCAGCAACAAACTTAACGTTTGCCTTGCTTAATGCCTTTTTTACATCAAACCCGGAGGCTTGAAGCGTTGCCATAGCGTTATCAACGTGCGTTATCATTTCGCGCATTGCCTTGGCTGAGGCAGTTTTTTGCGTAATATCAATTGATGTATGGCCGCGCAACCTATGGCCGGGGTCTTTTCTCTCAATCTCTTGCAGGCGGTTGTATTCCTCAAGCCGCTTTTTCATTTCCGCTGGGTCTGAGCTTTTCTCTCTCAGTATTTGCTGGCGGTAATACTCGGTTGCCTTGCCCTGCTTTACTCCGTTAGCAAACCCAAGCCCCCAGCTTTCGCTAAGCTTGGCATGTATGCTTTCCGGGGTGTCGTCAGCAAAGGAGCGACCAGCCGGAGCTTGTTTTTTCTGTTTCGGCTGGCCTTTTTTGGCCTCTTTTTCAAGCTTTGCAATTTGCTTTTTGTGAGCATGGTAAGCCATTGCATGTTTTGCAAGCTCTAGCTTTCTTGATATTTTGTAAGGCAACCAAGCGTTATATGCCGCAAGGTGCGCGGCCATTGCCGCCTTTTCATCCTCAAG